ATGCTTTTCATAACCGAGATGGTCTGAAAGTTCAGTATTGAGTGCAGTTTCAATCATGAATTTTTTAAAGACTGCTGTCATTTGGTTTAAGTCTTCTGGTGTTTTTAGACCTTTAGCCAATTCGGCAGCCATACTTTTGATTGTTGCTTCATCCATGTGAAGTACCTTTTGTAATTATCCTCTGAAGGATAAATGAAAATTAAGTACTTACACAAAATTTAGAACAGTCCCCGGCAACATCAATTAAAGACTTTAATTTTGTATATTCGTTTGTGCCATCACCTTTTAATCCTGCCAAGGTAGCAAGAAGGCGGTCATTATATCCAACCAGAACCCAGCCATTAAGAATATAGAACCCATCATTAACAGTGGCTTGTGATGGATCATAGATATACATCGCACCAGTAGCTTTAATCCGAACCGTTCTAACCCTGAACTCAGTATTTAAAGCCAGCATCTCTGCAACAGATCCGACTGTATAAATAGAACTCATATTGAGTTCTTGCTGACTTTTACCGCTTTGATCAATTAAAGAGTTGGCTGTATTCGGAGCAAGAACCCATTCATCATCGGCTGAATCATATTTAAAGTTAGCAACACCTTTGACATAGACTGTGCGCCCATCCCATTTATTTAAGGTGTCCAACTCATCAATAGTTTCAACCGTAGTAATTGCTAAAGCGCTAACAGTTCCATTTGCAATTGCTTCTTGAAGCATTGCATTTGTATTCTGCTCAAGATTTCCAAGCTTGTTAAAAAAATCTTCACGGGTTTCATCATTGAGTGAATCAACATAAATATTCAGATTTTTAATATCTGAATCAGTTAGCCAATTTGTTACGCCAACTTCTTGAAGCTTGCGCCAAATGCGGTCAAAGTCGCTATTTACTGGCTGTGGTCTAATTGAATTATTATAAGTTGCGTAGTCGGTATCACGTAGCAGCGGTGTGTCACGCTTAAGGATTATTTTTGACTCAGTAACTGGCGCAATGTTAAATACAACTGAACCTGTATTTATATTTAATGACCAATTATTAAGTGCTGGAATAATCTCATCATTAATCTTTACAATGAGATGATCAGCGCTATCACAGTCAAACTCTAATGGGAAAATTGTTGTCGTGCCATTAGCGACATATTCTTTATATGGCGTTTGGTCTGGTACAGCCATGGACTCACCTAATCATTGAAATCTAAGGTGGCTTCAACGACTCCACCATTTGTTCTCCAATTAGGCCGCTCATTAGATTCAACAGTTCTGTGTATTTTCCCGACGCGTTCAGGTGAGTCAGTGATAGCCCCTGCTAAAGAGTCCATTTCGTCATCTTCTTGAACTGTTAGAGCTGGGTTAAATGCTCCAAATTTCTTATAAACAGTAGAGTTATTTTCTCCACCTTCTGGCTTATCTGTAATGGATGTGTGAACCCATAAAAGACCTGACAATAAAGGGCCTTCCAAGGCGTCTAAAATGCGTTTATTTTTTGGCGTTGTATTATGTTTCTCAGTTACACCACATCTAATTTTTCTTGCTTTAAGTGCACCTTTTAACGCTGCTGGTGCAAAACCACCTATCCCATTAGTTTCTATAGTTACTTTAGGAATATGGAACTCTTCGATAAGGTCGCATAACTGCCAGACCTGCCCCCCATTGATATGACCATTATCATTGTGTTCAACTACAGGGCCAGTTAAATTAAAGGATCTATGCCAATATTTATTACCAAAGTCGTCATGAAGTACTAAAGCTGTTGAAGAAATATCAGATTTAGTTTTGCCTGATGATGGATCCCATTGGAATGTAATACCAACAATTTGACGCTCTCCGAGCATCATAATGTACTGACCATTAGCACGGCGAAGAACTGGCTCACAGTTATATGGAATCATAAAGCTTGGATCAAGACGCACGTCACCAACGGGTTTAGCATGCATTTGATACTGTGAATCCCACTCGTTTAATGTTTTACACTCTTCACGGCGGGCTTCCATTTCTTCAGGTGTAAAGCGTTCTGACCATATGCCTTCAGAATAAAAATCAACAATAAAGCTGTCTTTTTTTAGAATGATCTTAAATAAATCACCAGATTTAAAGCACTCATAATCTTCACCTTTGTATAGATATTTAGAACCTTCACCTATTCCTGAGAAAGAATGTATTGGCTCGAAATTGAGTGTATAGACTTTATCGGCTTCGGCTTTTTCAATTCGTCTTTCATGCTCAAACATTTTTAGCACCATTACGCTTACTTTCCGTAATTTTTTAATTTCGTCATACAGGGAGTCATGCGCATGTGGTGTTCCGATCCACAACTTTTTTGCACCAGGAATAGCAATATGTGTTTGCTCTGATAAACGAAAGCGCAACTTTTCCCTTTGATCAGGTGTGCCTGTGGTTTTTGGAGTCTCTACGTCATCATTTTGAATGAATGTGGCACGATGCCCTGTTACCCCTGAAAGGATCCCTTTTGAAAGCATGGTTCCATAACGAATGTCTTTTGAACCTTGCACCCACCAGCGTTCTGTTTCACCACTACGGCGTTTTACAGACTCATTGCCAATACATAGAGGGTGATTTTCAAGAACGTTCTTCGTACCGTTGGAACATTTAAAAGCATCGGGGTCAGTAGTGCCTTGATGCAATATCATTGTTTCTTCGGGCCAGCAATAAATAACCCATGCATTAAAAACGTCTAGGATGCTTGATTTAGAATGACCACGCGGCATCATCAATAATGCTGTACGCCCATTGATATACCAATATTCTAAAAACTCGCATACGCGGACATGAAAGTCAGGAACTTTCCACCCCTGAAATTCAGCCCACAGTAGAAAAAATGCGAGAAAGCTAATTTTTGGTTTTAGCATCAACTAGCTCGAATTCGCTCACGAAGTTTTTGTGCTTTAGCTTCGGCTTCTGCAGCTAGCTTTTTTTCATAAGCTTCCTGTGTTTCTCTAGTCGCGCTTATTGGATCAATTTTCCCATTTTTAAACGCTAAAACTCGCTCAATGGTTGCCAATACCCCAGCCGTATCTTTTGATATTTTGTATAAGAAACCTTTATCACCACGGCCTTGTTTATCAGCAATAGAGGTATTGATAGCTGCACAAGTTGTGATAATAAAATCATCAGCAACTTCTTCTGCCAGCTTTTCCATTTTCTCAACTTGATCGTCACGCATAAAAAATCCCCCTATATAAGCAACTTATAAGGGGGATTTGATTTAGGTTTGTTGTGTGGTTTACTTGTTTTTAAAAACCCAATTACCTAAACATTTCAAAACTTTAGTAACTGGCCTAAACAACCATGTCATTAACAAGCCAAGTGGAATAAACAGCAAATGAATTCTATAGAAGATAGAATTATATCTATCTGGATAAAAATAAGGGTCCCAACCGCTATAAGCATCGATCCAAAAAACAGTTTTTGTTTCAATGCTCCATGCAAAAAAAGAAATCAGACCTATAGTTAATATAATCAACCCTATACGTTGTATAGGTAGACTTGTACCATATTGCCAAATTTTATAAATCATTCTACAACCCTTTCAAAGTCTGGTGCCCTAGCTTCATCAAATCCTTCACCCCACGACCAATCCCCTATAAAGCGCTGACGGTCCTGATCTCTCTCTGCTTTTCTTAAAGCTTTTTCTCTATAGCCGGGCGCTATTAGATCTTGCATATTATCAAAAAATAAACGATTAATTGCAGCCTTTGTATACCACAAGTTCTGAGCAGGAATTTTACTCTTTACAAATTTGAAAGCTTCATTGCCGAAATTGGTATCTTTGCCTTCGTTGTACTGAGTTAAATTACCAACTGTTAAGCTCAATAAACTTTTAAAATCACCGCCAAAGGTTCCAGTTAAATAATCGCTTGAATCCCTTCCTGATGGATCAGTTCCAGCAACAAGAATATCGCCTAATACAGGAAGACCACCACCAGTAACAACAGAACGCATAAAGAAGTTATTCGCCTTTTTAGGGTCATTGCTGTCGTAAACAGTTTGTGGGTCATTGCCGTTTAACAGTTCACGCAATTGAACAACCAGACCACCTAAAACAGTTGTCATTGCAACAAGTGGAATTGCATAAGCAGCTTTACCTTTGAAACCTTCTTGAGCCAGCGTTCTGCTACCTTGGCGCATCAAAAAAGCGGCTGAGAATGATTTGAATTGCATAAGGCCCTTAAAAATCTCTCCTGCAACTGTACCTTTTGCACCTACCGTAAACCACGTACGTTCACGAAGCCCTGCCTCAATAACTGCCATGCCCTGCTCATCAAGTAAGTGTGCTTGAAGTTGTGAAGCTACTTGGTCTTTAACTTGTTTTGGATCACCAAATGTAGTTAATTTTTCATCTGGAATTTCATAGATAGAACGCGCTGACATTAGTTGATTGCCTTTGCGGTCAACGACTGGATCTGCTAATTGAAAAACCTGCCATGCACGTTCATCCAAACCAGTGTTTGAAAGCAGTTCGCGGTCTTGTGCGTCTAAATCATTCCATGCTTTTGAACGGCTTAAACGTCCGTATTTCTCCATTAGTAGTTTAGTGAAACCTACTTTAGACGCTGAAGTAAGGGCATTCAAAAGAGATACACGCATCACCTGAGATGCAACACCACTTGAGATACGAGCCAATTTTTCAGATTTACCATAAGTTGCCGTAAGTCCATCATCTGACCAACGAGCAATCGAACCTAGCATTTCTTCTGTGGCCAGACCTAAGCTATGAGCTAGTTCTCTATCTGCTTTATTTGCTGGGTTGAGCTGTCCGATTAATTCGCCGAAAGCTTTACGATATGAAAGACCATGTACTTGTGCTGTTTTAGCGATCATTGCCTGATCCGTAATCGATGCAATTGTGGTGCCTCCCAACATAGAGGCAACATTCATTGAACGATAAGCTAAACCAAGGTTTGCCAATACTTGAGATTGTGGAGAATTGCCGCCGCTAAACTCGTCAAACATAACCTGTGCACGTTTTCTAACTCCTTTAGTAGTTCCATCTGATATCCCGTTTTTCCAATCTTTATTAGCTGCAGCATCCATCAAAATTTTTAATGCTGTTTTTGGGTTACTTCCAAGGTTTTCGACCATGGCAATATCTTTTGATAGGCCATTAATATGAGCTTCGACCAGATCTACAAATTGCATGCCGCCGAAATCGGATTGATATTCAAGCCATGATTCAGCATCTTTAAAATGCAATACCCGACTTTCACCATGACGGTTAGTGACTTTGGAAGTGCCGCCGCCTGTAGCTTGTCGGCCCACTTCAATTTTATTAGCGCCGTCACTTGATAACGTGTCGTAGGTATATTCAAGCAATGAGCGTATTTCCTGTTGCGAGTAGTAATCGCCGTTCTCATGCACATATTGGCGTGTGTCAATTAATGATTCTGCCTTGCTTAACCATGCTTGTTTACCAGCCTGAGCAATTTTTTCTAAGTTGTGAGTTTGAGGCAATCCCCAATTATCTAACTTACCAATGTCGCCGCCGTTCCGGTTAAAACGGTCACGCATAGTTTCAAAAACATCACCCATCTTGTCGCTAATTTTCTTAGCTAATGCATCGCCTGTGCTTTCGCCAAATCGCTCTCGAACAATTTTTTGTACTAATTCTTGATCTGTGAAGATGCCAAAACCGCCTTTAATATTTGTGTAGAAGTCCACCAGCTCACCGCGATAAATGGCAGCAATACCACGCGCTTTTGAATCAATTGACTGAATGCCAGACATATCGCCATGGGCTGCAACCATGCGGTCTATGACTTCCATTGACGATAATTTGCCATGGTCTAATGCTGCAATGTTTTGCGATTGTTTAAGGATGTCTTGAGCAGCAATTTTATGTTTGCGTTTTAATTGTTCTTGAATATCGATAGCAACTTGCTTTGATGCTTCTGTTAATTTTTCAGCATCAGAAAGATTGCGCCAATTATCACGATCCTTACGCGCCATATTACGCATCGTTTCATTAATACGCGATTCAATATCCGTTGCTTCTTGAGCTGATAAAGATTGCTTGCCAAGTGCTTTAGCTACCGCTTGTTTGCATTGTTCTTTCATAAAAAATGCCCAAATAGTTTTAGCTATTGGGACATTTTTTATGTGAGGTTTTGTTGGGTATCCAAACCTATATATTTTAAAGACGCTTCCCTGCACTTTCTTCTTCAGCAGTAGAAGGTCGAATAATTTCCTCAATTGGCTTATCTAGTTGATAGGTATCTGTAAGGTACTTTTCATCAACATAATTAAAATGATCAGGTAAAACCATTATTACTTGAAAGATCATTTCGTTATTGCCAGCGATAAAAACATATTTTTTTTCAAAATCAAAATCTTCTGGAACTGGAAACATACTCACCTCAAAAATTAAATGCTCAGATAACTTTAGCTATCTGAGCATTTAATTTGTGGGGTTTTGTTGGGTAATGAGAAATTACTTTTTAAATACTGGATTAAAGTAATTTCTAAAGCTTCTAATAGCCTTGTCTTGGTCAGAACTATTACAAATAAAGAATTCTCTAATATAATATTTATTATTGAATACAACGAATGTTTTCGCTTTCCTATATCGAATTATTGCCAGTTCAGTGGGAACCTTTTCATAACCCCAAAGATAATCATTTTCTGGCTCAGCAAAAGCATCAAAAGTATCGCTACCCCACACGCTTATTAGTTCACCATGATTAGGGCCACCAACAACCTCAGTAAACAAACGCAAAAATTTCAATTTAGCTTTTTCTGGAGTAGAACTATTATTCTGTTCATCATTCTGAACCTGAACAAAAGAAAAAGGGATCCCATACATCTGATTTGGATCATCATCATGTCTTATGCCAACCATATTATTTAATACTAGGTATTGATGACGTCTAAATATTTGATTTGTGAAAATGAAATTTTCAACATTCCATTCTCTTAATTCTTCTAATGTTGCAATAATTTTAATAGTCATATGCACCTCTGCATTACCTGATTATGGGTGTGGCAACTGTTCAGGTAAAACAGCGTTCGGTGATCAGCCTAGCCACAAATTGATTATACA